ATATTAAGATTAGGGTTATGGTTACGGGTTACTGTTAATGATCTAACTTGGTCGCACAAGACAAACAAATAACTGAAAATGCATGCAAATAAGTTAATCTTACTTGTGTGCATTTTTTTTAACTTCATCTTCTTACCCTTTTAAACAAAATTTAGGGACCCTATAGGCTACCACTACTAATTTTCGGTGTAAAATCTCGATCTTTATTTTTATTTCCTAGTGTATATTCGCGTAACTAAGCAAGCGACTATCCAACTATTTACATTTCTCCGTTTATACTCTACCATTTTCTCTTGAGACTGGAAGTGGGTTCGTGATTTGGTTCGGCCCGTTCTGAATTGCTTTCTACTGCTTCTATCTCGTGGATACTCTATGACAGTGTATTAATTTTTTATCCTTCAATGGGATTAATGCGCAACCTCTTCATAAAGTATCCTATTAGGGGAGAGCAGTTTTCTTAAGCTTTATCTAGGGGACTGCTCACTTCTTTATCTGCTGTAGAAACACAAGGCTTAGTGTTTCTAGATACAAGGATCGTTTGGGTGGCTGTTTCCCCATTTAATACATTTGAACCTCAAATGCCCGGGATGCAACCGGAAGGGCAAGGTTTACCCTTTGATTTACCACCTTTCAATCCAGAAGAAGCTCAAGCAGAAGCGCCTCCTGAACAACCAGAAGATTTCCACGCCAATCTAGCGGAGGCCATGGATAGCGGTACGCTATCAGGTCTTGCCGCAAGACTCTTAGAGAATATAGAGAATGATGATAACGCCAGATCTGACTGGCTAAAAACGATTAACCTAGCCATGAAATATCTTGGCTGGAAAGTAGATGAATATAAAAGTATCCCGTTCTCTTATGCCTGCTCAGCTTACGATACCTCTCTCTCTATAGCCCTTATCAGCTCCTACTCCACTGTCTATGCAGAACTCTTTCCCGCTGCGGGTCCTACTCGCTCTGAGATTATTGGAATGCCAACTCAGGAAGTAGAAGACCAGGGGGATAGAGTCAAAATGTTCATGAATAACTTTTTGACGAACATTAACCGAGATTACTATCCAGACTCTAAAGGATTAGTGCTTTATACCATCTTTTGTGGGAGTGGATTTAGAAAGGTGTATCAAGACCCTATTCTGAACCAACCTGAAGCCAAGTTCATTAAGCCCCAAGATTTTATCGTTAATCCTAATACGACAAGCCTCATGTCTGCCGATAGGATGGCTCATAAAGTCTATTACTCCCGTAAGGATGTCATTCTTCGTCAGATGAACGGAGATTTCTTAGAAGATACGTTGCCTGCCATCATTGAAGAAAATCAGATGGATAAGAAGACGCTGACTAAGACTATTCAACATATTGATGGGGTTAATCCAGAATCCACTGAGAACAAGAACTTATTCACGTTCTATGAAGTCCATGCGGATTTAACGGATAAGGATATTAGTTCGGGTCGAATGAGCGGGACGGATGAAGGGGATGAATTACCGAAACCTTATATTTTAATGATTTGCGAATCAACCAAGAACATTGTCTCTATAAGAAGAAATTGGAAAGAAGGAGACGCTATATATAAGCGCAAGGAATATTTTGTCGCTTATATGTATTTACCCGGTTTTGGCATTTATGGAACAGGATTGGCCCATTTAATGGGGTCGAATGCCATAGTCTTAAGCAATGTCTTAAGGCAACTTATGGACGCAGGGACGCTCAAGAATTTCCCAGGGGGACTGCAGGTCGCTGGGTTGAAGATTGAGACGAACGATATTGCGATAGGCCCCAGTGAATTTAGGGAGATAGAGACTGGTGGATTGCCTATTCAGCAATGCGTAATGCTCATGCCGTATGCGGAGCCATCCACGGTATTGATGCAGCTTAGAACGGACTTAATGCAGCAAAGTGCCAAAAATGGAATGGCCGCTGACAATCAAATCCCTGAAAGCAATATGAATGCCCCAGTTGGGACAACGTTAGCGTTATTGGAAGTCGCTAATCGTGCCCAATCGACGGTGTTGCGGTCTTTCAGGAATTCATTAAGTCATGAACTCAAGCTCTTGTTTGATTTGTTTGGAGAGCATCTCGAAGACAGGCCTTATCTCTTTGCAGTTCCAGGGAAGGAGACTGCGATTATGAGGAAGGATTTCAATAATAGGATAAGTATTGTACCTGTTTCAGATCCAAACGTCTTAACAAGCACACATCGCTTATTGCGCGCAGAAGGTATCTATAAGATAGCCGGAGCCGCTCCTCAGTTGTATAACCAACGTGAGGTTAATAAGCTGATGTTACATGCGATGAACGTTGACAATATTGATAAGTTATTAAAGCCGGAACCACAACCGGCCATGCTGGATGCGATAACGGAGAATATGTACGTTCTGCAAGGAAAACCTGTATTGGTCAATGTGCAACAAGATGACGATGCTCATATTCAATTGCACACTGCGTTTGCCCTGGAGATGAAGCAAGCGAATCCAGTAGCTTATGCGGCTATTATGGAGCATAACCAAGTCCATAAAGCCGCAAAAGTTGCAAAAATGTTAATTCAAAACCAAGTAAAACAACAAGTTCAACAACAAATGCAACAAAACCCCATGATGCATCCCATGTTCGCAGAACAGATGTCGAAACAGATTCACGATCAGGCCATGCAAAAGTTCTCTCAAATGCCAGTCCAGCAATTACTGATGGATATGCAAATACAAAATATGGTTGCCAAGATGGACGCTGAGGAATTAGCGAAACAGCAACAACAACAGCAACAAATGATGAAACAACAACAGGAAGTTCAGCAGGTACCGAACAAGATAATGATGGAAGACATTAAACAAAGACAAGAAGCGGCTCATCTTAAGAATGATGAGACGAAGTTAAAGGTTGAAGAAGATGCTTTCAAAGCGCAATTGCATTTTGAGAGTGAGAAAGCGAAATTGGAAGCGCAAAAAGACATGGCTACTGACAAACATTTAGTTGATTTAGCCATAGCAGAAATGAAACAGCATCCTAATCCTACAGCGAGGTATTAATCATGAGTGAATGGAGAGCAGGCTATCACGGAGACGATTCCATGAGAGCAAAAGCAGAAAGAATGTTCCGAGAAGAAAGTCCTGAAAGAGGCAGAGAAGTGCCTGGAAGTTATATGGCAAAAAGTCGAGAAAAAACTCGATTCTATGCCAAAGGTGGACATGTTCACTCTATGGAGAAATCACAACATGACATGAAAATTCCACGACGTGGAAAAACACCAAAGCTTAGCGTTCAGAACTTTGAAGAAGCAGAACGTATGAGACATGGTGGACGAGCTCGTCATAGAGCCGAAGGTGGTCAAATGGCCGAAGGTGGAGCGATGGCGGACGGCGGAGCAATGTCAGCAATGAAGAGGGGCGGTAAGTCTAAGAAACATCATTATGCAGATGGTGGAGCTGTACCTACTCTTTTACCGCAAATGCAAGATGCAATGATGCAGGCTGCAATGAATAGCAGATCTGACATGAAGCGAGGCGGAAAAGCTCGTCATCACTATGCAGAGGGTGGAAAAGTCCGAGATGAAGTTGATGGAATAGAAGTCGAAGTGAAACCAATGAGAAAAGGGGGTCATATGCATAAGAAATCTCATCGTAAAGCCGAAGGCGGAAAAATGATGGAAGGTGGCAGGATGGCAGAGGGTGGAAAGATGGCTGAAGGCGGATCTTATCGTAGAGGCGGTCATTCTCATAAAAAGCATCATAAAGCGGGTGGTGGAATGGTTGATGCTATTCAAGCGGATGCAGCCAGACGGCAGGCTGATGCCGCTAGCGGTATCCCTCAAATCGGTGTTTACAATCCTCAGATGCCCCGTATGAAACGAGGCGGAAGAACACGTCATAGAGCCGAAGGCGGACAGATGGCGGACGGCGGAGCAATGTCAGCAATGAAGAAAGGCGGTCGTTCTCACAAGTATGCAGCCGGTGGAGCTGTTCGAAATCATTATGGAAGATACGAAGCGGACATGATGGGTGAACATCATGGAGCGTCTAATCATTATCGAGATTACGTAGCAGACATGATGGGCGAACATGGTTGTCATGAGCCTGTCTCTCACCCACACATTGGGCGTTCTAAAGGAACTCCTTTTGCAGAAGGTGGTTATGCGATGGGTGGAGTCGGTAAATATCGTCATGGAGAAGCTACCAAGTCTGGTAAACAGATTGGACATGCTAAAGCTAAAGGGTCTCCTTTTGCATAATGTCGATGTTTAGTTATGCAGAGCAACTTCTTGAACGTCTGAGGGGTAGAGAAAAAGTGTATGAAGATACGCTTTTGAATACTGCCTTTCAGACGTTAGAAGAGCAGAAGATGGTCAAGGGCAGGAGAGATGGAATACAGGATGCAATCAAGATAGTTCTTCAATTAAACAAGGACTTTTTTGATTCAAAGACATTGAAATCGGAACTAAAGGAGAAGGAATATGAAGTTTACTGATAAAAGAGGACAAGGGCAAAAGAATTTTGTTATTCCAACAAAGAAATTAACGCCGGAACAAATCGCTCTAGATAATAAAAGAATGATGGAAGAACATCTGGAGTTTGTTAGGCAAGAAGAGTTGCGCCTTAGTGGAATGGAGGCGGCTAATGCAAAAAGTGTTGATAGTTTTAGATTAAGTTTTATTGAACCTTATGAAGAATCCGAAGCAATTCGTCAAATAGAAGAACTATTAGGATTTGAACGACCGCGTCCAACAGGCTATCACATTGCAGTTAAGATTTATGTCAGAGATGAGGATTGTGGAAAATTGTTTGATAAGGATGGAAAAGAGACTTTGATTTATGCGCCTCCTAAAGTATCCGCACATGACAAGTTTAGAAACTGTAGCGCATTGGTTCTTTCATTAGGAGACGATGCTTATAGAGATAGAAAGTTTTTAAGTGGTCCTTGGGTACGAGTGGGTGATTGGGTCGTCATCGCAAGAAATGGTGGACCTCAAGTGAATTATAGAGGCGTCCCGGTTACCTTTATTCCAGATGACAATATTTATTGTGTGATTTCAGATCCGACACATGTAACACGCGACTAATGGATTTTTATAACATTACGGAGGATGGATATGGCAGTAGAATATAGCAGAGAAATTAAGACTGAGAACGTTGATTCGCCAACAGTTGACAATCAATTTACGGAAGAAGATGTTCGGTCTATGAAAGGGGAAGAATCGGAACCTGATTATCAGGAACCCCAGGCAGAAGTCTACGAAGAGCCTGAGACAGAAAGTCAAGGACAGGAACAAGAAGAGACGCAAGAAGTCGTAGAGGAGAAGAGGAGATATCGAGATCCGGCAAAGAACCGTATCAACCAAATCCAGCGTCAGCGATATGCGGCATTGGACGAGGCCAATCGTCTTCGGGAAGAGAACGAAAGGTTAAGACGTCTAGCAACTATTTCTACAGAAACCGCTTCCAAACAATTTGAAGATAATGTTCTTCAAAGATTGGAGCGAGCTAAAAATCTTAAGATGCAAGCTTATGAGGCCGGAGATATTAAGGCTCAAACAGATGCTGATTTAGAAATGGCTGATGCGATGGCTGATTATAAATCTCATAATACTTGGAAGGCACAAGAGTCTTTAAAATCGCAAGAAAACTCTTATAACTCACAAGTTCCCATTAAACAAGGTCCCATTGTTAATGAACGAGAAGCGAGGGGTTGGATTGAGAGAAATTCATGGGCCAATCCTAATACTTCAGAGTTTGATAGAGATTTATTTCAAATAGCAGATAATGCCGCCTCTCAGCTTGATTTGTATTGTTATAAGAATGGACAAGCACATCTGATTCAATCTCCTCAATATTTTCAGGAGTTGGATAATTATATGGAACAGGCAAGGCAGCATATGGAATCACAACGACAATCTCATGGAAGGGGGCAAATACCGATGAAACAACCAATGCGGGGTGGAGTAACACCCGTTAGAGCCAGTAACAATGCGCTAGGCTCTTCCAAACAAAAAATGCAGTTAACTCAAGAGCAGAGAGATTTAGCTAAGTCTTTAGGCGTGACTGAAGATGTTTATAGACAAGAGGTATTAAGGGACATGAAAGATAGGCCAGAGAGATATAACAGAGGAGGTAGATAACATGGAAGTACCTGAAAGAACCGATCGCAAAAGTCGTTCCGATGATATGAGACGAGCAAGTGAGCGAGAAGCACAGTTGAGAAAAGGATATCAAATGCATGGAAGAGATCCATTTTATATCCCCAAAGAGAAAATCCCAGAAGGATGGGAATATGTATGGGGTCGTATGAGTTATGATGGCGGTCGCCCCGATATGGCCCGCGAACTAGAACTCAATCGAACCGGATGGACACCCGTCCCCCCAGAACGACATCCCGACTTGGTCCCAAAAGACTATACTGGCAGAATAAATCAGTCAGTTAGTTGTATCCAGATTAATGGTCTTCTCTTATTAGAGAGGCCTGAGATTTTTGGAATTGAAGATAGGGCTCGTCGAGAGGCGATGAATGACAACCTGGTAGGTTCTATTAAGGGGTTGAAGAACTTCTTAGGAGAAGAGAATGTTCCAGGCTTACGCATTAATAGTAAGGTGGACTTTACTCAAGAACGGGGAGTCATAGGACGACGAGTGTTAGGTCCCAATAGCTTTTAATTAAATGAGGCAAGCGATTTATATTGTTTGCCTTTTTTATTTTTATGCTATCATAGTGTCAAGTTGGATACTAACCAGCTTAGAGTGTACCAAATCTCTATAAACTAAGGTAGCGGTAACCATACCTCCATCGTGTTCATGCACGTTAGACCATTAGGCGGACCTGAGCCTTTAAACGGTCGGGCAGTGACGCCCAGTAGTAATTAAATGGATTTAACGAGGTAGTAACATGAGCAATGGTACGGGTTATAACGCTCCACGCGGGCTGATTCCTAGACAATATTTAAACGGTTCTCTCTACACAGGTCAAACTTCTCCTTACAACATAATTTCTGGCTTAGCGGCCAATATAGCCACTGGCGATCCTGTTTATTGGGATAACGCGACTGGCGGTATTACATTAGCAACCGCTGGGTCTACCCATCGAATACTTGGTTCATTTCAGGGTGTTAGATATACCGACACATCTGGAACGGTTCAGTTCCTTCCTAATTGGGCTTCCGGAACTGCAACATTAGGTTCAATACCTGCTCAAGCTTTTATAACTGACGATCCATTTATTCTATACGACATACAAGTCGCATCAGGCGCAGGTGGAACAGTTGCTGCACCGTCTATTTTGATCGGAAACCTCGGATTAAACATGAATCTGAACGTAGCCCAAGGAACAGCTTATAACGCTGTTGCTGGTGTTGTTCCTGCTTCAAATCCTGCGGCTGGAACTCCATTGAATGGTCAATCCGTTTGGTATTTGGATTCCAACGTAGCACCTGCTGCGGACGCAACCTATCAAGTGACGCTCATTCGATTTACCCCAGTTTCTGGAAACATTTCAGGGCTAGTTTTTAATAACGTTCTATGTCTTATCAACATACATGCGTTTAGGGCTGGCGTAGCTGGGTTTTAAGGTTTTTTAGGGCAGTGAAGCCCGTAACGATTAAAAGGAGTTTTTAAATGGCAATTAACACAACTCAGATAGCGTCACTTTTGCGACCTGGTCTGTCTGCGGTGTTCGGTGATTATCCATTCTACCCAAGTCAATGGTCGGAACTGTTTGAAGTTTACGAATCTGACAAGGCAGTAGAATACGAAACCGAAATGAGAATGCTGGGATTAGCTAGTATTCGACCCGAAGGTTCGCCTACTGAGTCCGACATTATGGGACAACGCGTAATCTCGACGTACATCAATCGTTACGTCGCATTGCAGTTCCAAATAACTCGTGCTGCTGTAATGGATAACCTGTACAAGACGAAATTCCCATTGATGGTAAAAGCTTTGAAGAAATCGATGGCACAAACGAAAGAAGTTTTGGGTGCTGCCATTTTCAACAATGCCTTTAGTTCTTCATTCCCTGGGGGAGATGGTGTTTCTCTCTGTAATACAGGTCACCCAATTGATACGGGTGTTTATGCAAATAAACCATCCGTTGATGTGGACTTTAATGAAGCTTCACTTGAAAGTGCATTGATTACCACTCAACAGTTCAAAGATCAAGCGGGTCTCATTGTGATGACGAAAGCGCAGAAGTTGCTTGTGTCACCACAAGGTCAATTTGTTGCGGAGCGCGTTTTGGGTTCTGCGTTCAGAACGAACACTCCCAATAATGACGTGTCAGCTGTCTACAATGGTTCGTATCTTCCAAAAGGCTGGGTTTGTAATCAGTACCTAACAGCAAACAATGCTTGGTTCTTGGTCACTGATGCAGTTGACGGACTAAAACATTTTGTTCGGGAAAAGATTGAGACTGACGTATATACCGATTTCCAAACTGATAATCTTTTGGCCAAGGCAGTCGAACGCTATTCCTTCGGGTGGTCAAATCCACGTGCGGTTTACGGAAGTAATGGTCCTTAATTTGATGAGTGGGTTATAAATTGTAACCCACTCAAATTGACTTACCTTATAAGGGGTATATGTAATGGCACAGTTACTAAATTTTAATACGCCAGACACACGCACTGCTTCAATATTAATTGGAGATCCGGTTCAGGCAACCGCTGGTTCGCCAGACGGTCTGCCCACCATGACAGCTTCAGCTGGCGTAAACGTCTCTGCCTGTATTGAACTTCAATCAGTTACCTCTGCACTCTTGTTAAGTCGAATGACGACAACGCAGATGAATGCCATTGTTACTCCTTCTAATGGGATGTTGATTTACAACACCACAACCAATCTCTTAACTGCTTATATAAATGGTGCATGGACCGCCGTTGAATCTGGTGGAGCAGCTCCAACATTTACCACTGTAACCAGCGGTTTAGGAACCGCAGCGGCTCCTAGCTACACATTCACAGGTCGTACAGATGTAGGGCTCTATAGTAGCGCTGCACATACACTTGATTTAACTGCTAACGGAACTCGTCAAGTATCGATTATAGGTACAGCGGTAGCCGTTGATTACCTGACAATTGCTGGTGGTGCAGCCGCATCAAATACAGTAACGATTGCTGCTACTGGTACAGATGCAGCGGTTGGCATTACCTTTACTCCAAAAGGAACCGGAGCGCTTTTAAATGCCGTCGGTGCGGTTGCAACGCCAAGTTATGCGTTCACCGGAGATCTGGGTGCTGGCATGTGGCACAGTGCTGCCAATACATTGGACTTCTCTGCTAATGCGGCTAGACAATTACAACTGATTGGAACTGCCGTTGCCGTTGATTACCTCACAATCACCGGTGGAGCAACTGGAACAAATACCGTAACCATTACCACAGCGGGTACCGATACAAATATTAGTCTCACCTTAACCCCTAAGGGAACAGGCGCTCTCTTAAATGCTGTAGGAGCTGTTGCAACGCCAAGTTATGCCTTTACCGGAGATGCTGGTAGTGGTATGTGGCAAAGTGCTGCAAGCGTACTTGATTTTTCTACGACTGGCGTACGTTCATTCCAGATAACAGATACATTATCATCCGTTAACTGGGTATCCGTGACGGGTGGCGCTACTGGAACAGGGCTTTCAACCGGTGTTGGATTTACTGCGAATGGTACTGATACGAATATTGATATTAGTGTTACGCCTAAGGGAGCGGGCAACCTCTCTGTTAGAGGTGCCACCACTGCTGGTTCTATTGCTTTATGGAACCAAGCTAATACGTTCCAAACAATCATTTTAGGTGCGGCAGTTGCTTCAAACCTTACTTGGACATGGCCTCTTACAGATGCAACGGTTCCAGCGGGCGCTACGACAACCGCGATTCCAATGTCCTCAAACGCTGCTGGTGTTCTCTCATTCTCGAATACTGGATTAATCTATGCTACCGGCACATTAACCGCCGGCAATATTAACAGCATGTTTACGACCGGTATTCAGTTGATAGCAACCCCTGGTTCTGGAAAAGCGATTATTGTTCAAAACTTTATTTTAGAAATTATTGGTGCAACAAGCTTTGCTGCCGGTGGTGTGGTTTACCTTAACTATAGCACCACAGGTCATGGTACTACTTTAGCATCACAGATTATGCCGGTAACCGCTGTCACAGCGGCGAGCTCTAATAATACGATTGCCAGCGCATTGGGAATGATTAGTAATACGGTCACTCCAGCTGCTGAAGGTGTTCAATTGGTTAGTACTTCAGTTGCTAATCAACCTGTTTGCATCACTAACGCCACTCAATTGTTTACAACCGGTACAGGAACAGCTAACTGGTATCTTTGGTACATGATTGTTCCAGTAACATAATAGGAATCTTTAACTTAGGAAATAGGAGATATATATGGACAGTATGATTCAGAAGATTGAATCGCACATTAAGACTTTGCAAGAAACGTTAGACAAACAAACGTCTAGGGTTAGTGAATTGGAGAGAGAGAGAAATATTGCTATTGCAGATATTCAAAAATTGAATGGTGCCATTGTTGCGTATCAGGATTCCGTTAATCTTATGAAAGGTTCTGTTTCAGAGCTAGACCTGAAAAAGGTTCCGCCAGTTGTTGAACCTGAAGTAGTAGAGGGTGAAATCGTCTAAATGGCAAGACCAACAGTTTATACATGGCCAGCAGCAGTAACTACAGCCGTTTGTTTGGCACAAGGCAAACTTGCTGCGGGTAATCTTATTATCAATGGTACGTTAGCTGTAACGGCTAGTGCACCCGATGCAAATGCTGTTACTCCTTATGCTATTTGGCCCGGTATATCCAGAACGGTTAGTTTGACTACCGGTGGTGGCGCTAATTTAAGCGGTGTCAATTTTACGATTACTGGGACGTATAAAGGAGCTGCTCAAACTGAGACGCGTGTTGGTCCCAATAATAATACGGTTTACACAACCGCATTATTTGATACGGTTACTTCTGTTAGTATTGATGCAACCTTAGGAGGCGGCAATACCGTTTCTGTTGGAAGTGGTACGACCGGTCAAACACAATGGTTCGAATATAATCATAACGCATCTGTTTGCGCGATGATGGTAGCCGTTATTGTCACTGGAACTATTAATTATACGTTTCAGGGAACGTTAGATCCTGTTGGTCCTCAATTTGCTACACCTAATACATTCCAACCAATCTATACCATGATTAGCCAAACGGCGAGCGAAGCTTTGCCATTGGGTGTCTATGCGGTAAACGTTAGCGGTGGAACAGATAGTCCTATTTATGCACCCACCCCTGTTAAACATTGCAACGTTCTTATTAATTCAGCAACGAATGGAACATTGGTCGCAACCTTTTTACAGCAAGGAGTGACTTAAATGACAAGCCGAGCTAAGAAAGAATACATGAAGGAATGTATGGCTGAAGGCGGAATGGCAGAGGGCGGAAAATGGATCCAAGGAGCCATTAAACATCCCGGAGCCCTTCATCGTAAACTACATGTTCCTAAAGGTGAAAAGATTCCTGCTAAGAAACTTGCAAAAGCCACGCATTCTAAGAATAAAACCTTACGTAAAGAAGCGATATTGGCTCGCACATTAAAACGTCTACATCATGGATAGAGAAGGATGAGTAAAAGTGACTACATCTGGTACCTATGCATTCTCCTCACCACAAAGTGTTGAGTTAATCGAAGACGCTTTTGAGCGTATAGGTATTCCTAGTTCTCTTCTTGAAGGCCAAAAGATAAATGCAGCTAAGCGATCGCTTAATTTCATATTAAGTGATTTAGTCAATAAAGGCTTAAACCTCTGGACTGTTCAACAGTTCATGTTAAACCTAGTCCCTAATCAAGCCTCTTATACGATGCCACCTAATACGATTCGTGTATTAGAAGCAACCATCAGACAATCTCAACGCAATCTTGGCGGTACTCCATTTACCTCTGCGGGGGGTAATGCGGCTAATGCTTTTGATAATAATCCAGCGACGGCTTGCACTCAAACGGCCCCTAATGGATATATCAGTTATAACTGGAATACCGCTTCTTATACGATTGCGCTCGTGGGTGTTCAATCTAATGCGACATTAACGTATACGCTGGTATTTGAATACTCTAATGACAATGTGAATTGGTTCCAAGTGGGTTCTGCTCCGGCTCAAACCTATACGGTTGGTCTTATTACGTGGTTTGTTGTAACAACACCCACTAACGGAGCGTTATTTAGAGTTCGTGAGACGGGTGGGTCGACGTTGAATGTTCAGGAGCTTTTTTTTAATACAGCTCTCACTGATTGGATTATCACTCCATTGTCTCGTTCTGAATATGTGTCTTTGCAGTATAAGAATCAGACGGGGCGTCCTACGAGCTTCTATTTAGATAGACAGATAGTGCCTATTTTGAACGTATGGCCTGTGCCAACCCCTCAATACAATAATTTGTATTTTACGGCGACTCAAGCGATTCAAGACATTGGGCAGTTGACGAATAATCCTCAGGTACCGGCCAGGTTCTTAGAATCTATTACTGCGATATTGGCATATAACTTAGCCGTAAAATATAGCTTGCCTATGGACAAGATTCAGATGTTAAAAGCATTAGCAGATCAAGTAATGAGTGCTGCTAGCAAGTCAGACATTGAGAAGGTACCGCTTAGAATTTACGGAAACTATCAAGGATGGTCTGACGTATGACGTGGCGTCCGCATGGCAAACATGTACAAATTGACCCGAGCTCTCCGAGAGGCCTTGGAATCTGTGATTACACAGGTTTTGTGCATATGCATAAGGATTTGGTACGTCAGATGGAATGGCGTGGAAACGCTTTGATTTGGACGGGACTTTATGTAGGGAAAGATTATGCAGATAAGCCTAATGAGCAGAATAGGCCGCCTATATTGCCACCAGACCCGGTTCCCTTCCTATTCCCTCGTCCTCAGCAGACAACCAATATTACTTGGAGTTCAGGTCTTGGATTGCCTTGGAATCAATTGAATGAATATACCTGGGGAACTTGGGGAACCATTATTGATGGTGCTCCGGCACCTAATGGAAACATAAGGCTTCAAAATTTGCAACAGACTAATTTTATGGGTACAACATGACAAATTTAGTTCTTAAAGACCCAGAGCAAACCTTTGGGGACGTAATAACTCTTACCAATAATGGTCAAGGGCTAACTCCTGCTCTCTCTAATGTTCAAGACGGTCTTGGTAATAATAGCACCATGCAATTAGCAACGACTTCCGTGAACTTTAATCGATCCGGCGCTAATACTTTTCAATTAGATGGGACTGCTGTAACAGCCCCTGTCGTCAGTATTAATTCTATGTGCGCAACAGTACCGACATTATTACCTTTAACGGCAGACCCCGCAGGCGCAAACGGCATGATTTATTACAACACAGCCACTAATCATATACGAGTTTACGTAAATGGTTCTTGGCAGACTTTACTATAGGAAAATATTATGGCAATTAATTTAATTTCTGGCGGAGTAGTTCCAACAGCCTTCCTTATCGGAGACTATGGTCAAGCGCCTGGTGGCTCTCCTGATTCAGTAGCCACCATAACGCAAGCAGGCGGAAAAGCCGTCTCTGCTGGATTAGAAATCCAATCAGTTCTTGGTGGATTGTTATTGCCTCGCATGACAACGACCCAACGTAATGCCTTAAATGCAACGAATGGGTTGATGGTTTACAACACAACCAGCGATACCTTCGATGTCTATCAAGCAGCCGCTTGGACTCAAATTACTAATACATTTGATACCGCTCAGTTCATATTAGGTACTGCAAATGCGACATTCCCTAGCGCTCAAAGTTTAGGCGCTCTTACAACAGGGCTTTTAAAGAATACCGTATCCGTAAGCGTCGGTACATTAAGCAAAGCCGTTGCCGGAACGGATTATTATTCGCCCGGTAATCCCACAACAATCATTGATACAGGAAGCACCCCAACAACTGACAACCTCTTTGTTGGTACATCTTGCGGTAATATTTCTGCTACTGGAATTCAAAACACGGCCCTTGGTGTCAACTGCTTAACCGGAATCACTTCTGGAAATAATAACGTATGCATTGGATATCAAGCCGGAATTTCTATTCTTGGGGTCAGCAATAATGTTTTAATCGGAACGCAAGCGGGGAAAAATGTTGTTAGTCCTGCAAACGTATTAATTGGTTATCAATCTGGGGAATTAATAGCTAACATCGGTGGTGGAAACGTAGGCGTTGGATATCAATCATTGGTATTAGCAACGAGCGCTCTGGATACAGTCGCTATAGGAGGAAGCGCTGGCGCCCTTCAAACAACCTATACTAATTGCACATTTATCGGGGTTGGCACTGATGCTTCTGTGAACAATCTTACAAATGCGTCAGCCATTGGGGCTTTTGCGTCTGTCGCCATCAGTAACGCAATGGTGTTGGGGAATAATGTCAATGTGGGAATAGGAACCTCTTCGCCTTCAGAATTTTTACACGTTTCTGGTGGTAATATTAGAATCGACAGCGCCAACTCCTTAAAGCTTTTTAATGCTGCGAGTACTTTTTTCTCTGCCCTTAAGAGCGCTAATGTTGGTTCAAACATTACCTGGACATTACCATTAACAGATTCTGCGAATTATCTGAAATCAGATGGTGCGGGAACACTTTCTTTTGGAGCCATAACAACCTTAAGCACAGTAAGTGGCGTTGCTCCCTTCTCTGGTGTGATAGCAAACTATGCATCAACCTATACTACTGGAACAGCTAGCCAATCAACGACCACCATTACGGGATCTGGCACGACATTTACAGTCGCAATGGTAGGAGGCGTCATTGTATTTGCTAATGGCACTTATGGGTTCATTACTGCCTTCGGAACTACGACATCGCTTACGGTCGACAGTTCCCAAACTGAAGCGGGTCAGGCCTATACGATTTATTACAACGGTCTTATCTCTGACAATCTAGGAAATGCGGGTGCTAACAACTTGTACTTCAACGGAAATGGTATTGCCTCTTATGTTCCAGCACCGCTCAACTACTATGAGACAGCCGTATTAAGTGGTAACTGGACAGGGCCTGTCACTGTTGCTGGCAATGTGTATCTTACGAGAGTTGGAAACGTTGTCACTGCGAGAATTCAGAAGGTAAGCGGAACGAGCGGCAGCACTACCATGTGGACGTTTGGTGTTCTCGTTCCGGCAAGATTTTTGCCCACAACAAATGCGAATGGAGATTTATTCTTTCCCTATGTGGCTTCTTTGAATGCCGTTATATCAATATCGGTCATACGTCTTTACACTCAAACCGCAACGATTGGAACGTTGATCGCAAGTTATGGGTCTAATGATCTTGGTAATTTTACTAGCGGCCAAGCATCGGTTATTGAAGAATCTGCGATTTCATGGGTGGTTCAATAATGGCTATTAATTTAGTTTCATACGGAATAGAAAATACTGCGTTCTTAGTTGTTGACGCTGGTCAAGCACCGCGTGGTTCTCCAGATAGTCTTCCAACCCTAACGATTGTAGGCGGAAAACCTGTATCAGCCGCTTTAGAGATTCAATCAACGTTAGGCGGGCTATTGATTCCCAGAATGACAACGACTCAAAGAAATGCATTGAATGTCGTTAATGGGTTCATGATTTACAATAAATCAACCGATACATTTGATATCTATCAAGCGGGTTCTTGGAGTTCTATTAGTGATGCAGCGCTTGATACTTCTGCTCAGTTCATATTAGCAACCGCGAATGTCTTATTTACGAATGCTCAAAGTATTGGAGCGTTGACGACTGGTCTTCTTAAAAATACGGTATCTTTATCTACCGGGACCTTATCGACCGCTGTCGCTGGAACGGACTATTATTCTCCTGGTAATCCGACTACGATTCTCGACGATCATACTAGGCATAACTTATTCGTTGGAACGTCATGCGGTAATAGCTCGGAGTCTGGGAATCAGTGCGTTGGGCTTGGAATCAATACTTTAACCGGATTAACATCTGCTGTTTCAAACGTTGGCATTGGCTATCAGGCTGGTGTTTTTATACATGCCGCTAGTAATAATGTTTTGCTTGGTACTCAGACGGGAAATCAGAATGTAACATCCACATCTGCAGATCATGTATTTATTGGATATCAAAGCGGAAAGCTCGCTGGTAGTTCTGCGCTTTTCAGCGTCGGCATAGGATATCAAACTTTTGTATCATCTACATTTCCAAATAGTTGTGTTGCGATAGGATGGAGCGCTGGCGCCCTCCAAACAAATTATCAACTCTGTACATTTGCCGGGACTGACGCAGATGCTTCAGCTTCTTCATTGACCCATACAACTGCTATCGGAAATGGCGCATCTGTTGCCATTAGTACTGCGTTAGTGTTAGGCAATGGCTCTATTAACGTAGGGATAGGTACGAGTTCGCCCGCGGAATATCTACACGTTTCTGGTGGTAATATCCTCATAGATCCAGCGGGCAATAACGGCATCGGTCTGAAATTATATAATGCTGGGAATACCAATTACTCTCAACTAATAAGCGCCGCTGTTGCATCCAATATTACCTGGACATTACCCATAGCAGATGCAGCGTTTGCATTACATTCTGATGGATCTGGAACACTTAATTTCCAAACCCCAACATTAGGAACCATTACAGGACTTGCCGCATTCTCTGGCGAGATAGCAAATTATGGTTCTAATTATGCCGCTGGGAACGCAAGTCAATCTACAACGACTGTTACCGGCTCAGGTACGACATTCACAACAGCAATGGTAGGAGGTTTAATAGTATTCTCAAACGGCTCCTATGGATTCATAACAGCCTTTGGAAGCACAACCTCATTAACCGTCGATACTTCTCAGACCGTTACCTTGCAATCCTATATCATTTATTACAATGGATTGATATCAGATAACCTTGGGAACGCGGGCGCTAATAATCTTTACTTCTCAGGTAATGGTATAGCGTCTTATGTTCCAGCACCATTGAATTATTATGAGACAGTTACTTTAACAGCGAGTTGGACCGGCCCTCGTACAGTAACAAATCAGACTATTTATTTAACTCGTATTGGTAATGTTGTGACAATGCGTATTTCGGTAGTCGATAATATCGCCGCCAATGCGACTGCTCCCTGGGTTTTTGGTTCTGTTATACCCGCAAGATTTATACCAGCCAATCCGATTGGGGATTTGTATATGGTATATAACTCTGTTTCTACCGGCTTCAATAGATTAAGCATTATGACGATAAATTTTGTTACAGGTCCTGTCGGAACGATTACCGCTTATACGGGGAATACGGGCCTTGCTAGTTTTCAGAGTGGCGATAACCCTATCAAGATAGATGAATATGGAATTTCATGGACGTTAGGATAAGTATATGGTAATGACATATAACTCGTTAGTTCAGCAGGTTCAAGATGAGCTTGATAGATACGATACGCTATTTGTATCCTACATTCCTAATTTGATTTATCAAGCAACAGACCGAATCAATGCCGATTTAAAAAATATTGGATTGGAACAATATGTCACCGGTACTTTTATTGCTAATGCTATTAACGGGGGTTCTGTTATTCCAAAGCCTGCTAGATGGAGAAGAACCATAACTTTTAATTATGGAACAGGTGTTGGAAATAATGTTGTCACTCCCATACTGCTTAGAACGTATGAGTTTTGTCGTAATTATTCACCGAATGCATCCGTATCAGCCCCACCCCTTTATTATGCAGATTATGGGTTTTACAACTATTTAATTGTGCCAACACCAGACCAGGCTTATCCATTTGAATTGGCCTATTTAGAAGTCCCGGAGACTATCACAGCGAATGTTCAAACCAACTGGATTACGAACTATGCACCGAGTCTTTATTTGTATGCAGTGTTATTAGAGGCGGTTATTTATTTGAACTTTCCAGAGCGTATCCCTTCAATGCAAGCTGAATACGAGAAACGATTGGCTCCATTAGCGGCTCAAGACCAGGAAAGAAAGCTCGACCGCGAAACCAGTATAAGGGCGGATTAGTATGTCGACTCCTCAAGATAAAGTCTTTGCTCTTCACTTCGCCCCTGGGATACAGAGGGATGGTACGGGATTTTCCAGTCAATATTGGACGGATGGACAATGGGTTCGGTTCTGGGCAGATGGTAGTGGGGTCCCAAAACCAAGGAAAATGGGAGGATATGCTCAGTTAACAACGATTGATAATATTGCTCGTGGTAGCTATGTTCAGCCTAATCCGCCTAATTTTAATGTTTATATTGGTGACCAGGATGAGTTGTTTTATATCCCGATAGATCAGTTCGGAACCGCCCTCGGTCCAGAAGTGGGCAGAACTCCTGCCTTATATATCCCTAATGTCAATAATGATTGGCAGTTTGATACCATGTATTCAACCATTAATAATTCCAGCATATTAGTAGCTTTTGCTGCCCCAAATCTCGCTTCTGTTGCAAGCAATGTGGATGCAGCAGTTTATTACGGAGATTCTCTTGCTAATACGCCTCTCATTCCAACCGGATTTAATGTATCAGGGGGTATAGTCGTATTGTCTCCATTTTTAGTGATGTATGGAAATGATGGGAATATTATAGTATCGAATCCTAACGATCCAACCACTGAATTCTTCACCGCCAGAGTCACAAACTCTAAAATTGTCTTTGGATTGCCAGTTAGAGCCGGTAACTCAAGCCCCGCCGGTCTATTTTGGAGCTTAGATAGCCTTATCCGTATGACTTTCGTGGGGGGAACTGAGATATTCAATTTTGATACCGTAACCGCAGAAAGCTCTATTCTCTCTAGCAGAGGAATTATTGAATACGATAATGAATACTTTTGGGCAGGGATTGATCGATTCTTATTTTATAATGGTGTGGTTCAAGAATTACCCAATGATAAATCCTTAGACTTTTTCTTTGCAAATGTGAATTATGCACAACGTCAAAAAGTATGGGCAACAAAAGTAACGAGCGCTGGTGAGATTTGGTGGTTTTTCCCAACCGGTAATAACGTAGAGTGCAATCATGCGGTTATCTATAATAGACGTCTTAAGTGTTGGTATGACACAGCGATTAATAGAAGTGATGGTTATTTTGACCAAACCTTTGCAAGTCCTATCTGGACCGATAATGTGGCATCAGGGGGTGAATATCCTGTTTGGATCCACGAAACCGGTGTAGACCAAAACGTCGGAAACGTCCTAACCGCCATCGATTCCTTCATTCAAAGCGGAGATATCGCCTATTGCGCTAATGGCCCCGGCGGTCAACGCATCGGCCTTGATAGATGGGTCTATCTGACCCGAGTCGAACCCGACTTCCTCCAAGATGAGAACTTAACTTTAACAGTGACAGGCCGAGATTATGCAATCTCAAATCCCGCTGTTTCTACTCAGAATCCCTATGTAATTACACCTACAACAGTCAAGGTAGATATGAGAGAGCAGGCTCGAGAGATGAGGCTTAAGTTTGAGAGTAATGCCATTGGTGGCGATTACTTTATGGGACAAGTGCTTTTGGTAGCAAGGATTGGGGATGGTAGACAAAGTGGTACAAGTCCTTAGCAACTGCCGAGGATTACTCGGCAGTTCAATTGGTGTACATCAATGGTAATTCCATTAGATATTCCACTACAAAAATGGGCTGATTCGTTAGTCATAGATTTTCCTAACGATAACATACCATTGCTGTATAATGAATCGAATTGGAGAACGTGGGGGAATTTTTTAGTAGAGGAAAACAGTTTTTTATCGAATTACGCGCCGTCGACTAAGAGCTTTCGGGATTGGAAGCAATGGGCGATGGCGGTCTTCTTAACAATGGCGAACTTTTAAAAGGAACTTAATATGTCATGGTTATCTGATATTTTCAGTCCAATCGGCGACGCACTATCTACTGTTGGTAACGGCATTTGGTCCGGCATTAAAGATGTTGGGCAGGCGTTTGCGCCTGCGATGGGCACTATAGGCGGTCTTGCGGGGACAGCTTTAGGCGGTCCAGCGGGAGGTATGTTGGGAGGGTCCCTCGGCAACATGGTCGGAGGCCTCTTCGGTGGTGGAGGAGGAGGTGGCGGCGGAGGACAGCAGCAACAACAACAACAAAGTATGCCCCAGTTTGGTCAGCAAATGGGTGGTGGCTTTGGTAATTGGATGCAAAACCAAATGAACCCCTATATGCAAGGAATGGGAGGAAATACACCTTTTAACCAAATGGCACCTCAGTTTGGGCAGAACATGGGTCAACAATTTGGTAATTGGATGAACAATCAATTATCACCTTACTTTGGCAATATGGATTTAGGGAATAGATTTGGTGGATATGGACAGCAAGCTGGAAATTGGTTTAACAATCAATTTGAAAATGCTCTTCCTCAGTCTATGCAAGGAATGGGATATTCCTCACCCAGTAGTGTATTTAGAGATGTAGGTGAAAGGGGTGGTCGATATATGGGTGGTGGCGAAGGCTATATACCTGTAGCACCACAAGCACCTCAAGCGCCTGAATTCACGCAAGGTGGCTATTATGGGATTCCACAAGCTCCGCAAGCACCAGAAGCTCCCAACTTCCCACGAGGTGGTTACTACGGTCGTTCTGGCCAATCAGATATGGGTCCTCCCCCTAGCTATGAACAAGCAGTGAATGATTATGCTAGACAATATGGTCGTTCTGGGCCTGCTGTTCCTAGAGCACCAGAAGCGCCACAAGCCCCTGAGTT